TAATTTGGTTGATGAGTTTGTTCGTTATAGAACTCAATCCTTACATCCCCGTTTAAATCGATTGCCGTCCTGTTTAACGACGTATCTTTTACTTCATAGGTACTGAACTCAAACTTGTTGTTAGTGTCAAGGAAACGTTCTAAAAACACTCTCTGACCTGGTCGAATAACGACACCACCTGTGGAGATGTATTCACCATTTAATTTGATTTTACAGAGAACTGATTTTTGTGTTGGATTATGAATTTCAAATTCAAAATTATCCTTATCATTAAGGAAAACGGTGTTACCGTTGTACATTTTAAGTCTCGACTTTTTTCTTGTGATGTGAGCAGTCGGATTACCCACGTTGTTTGTTGTGTAATTCATTTTTTTACTTTTAATATAGTTTTATTGACTATGTTACCAATACCTTCGTATCCGTGAATACTCGACAACTTTAAGGGTTGGGGACTGATAAACTAAAAATCTAAAAATAAATATATAATGATTTGAAAATTAATAAATGATTTTGTCACCCTTTGTGATATTTTCTTTACCCCACATAGGTTGTAAGTTGTCCAACGACCAACATTTCATAAAACTATCATCGTCAACTGATTCAAAAACAAAAGATGATATTGGCATTCTATGGTCAACATGCCACTCACCATAATTTTCCCACGTCATAGTATCTGTAAATTGTTTTTCTAAATGTGAAATTAATTCTTCAGGAGAATATTTTAGAATATCAAAATAATGTTTATTCTTTTCCACATTATTTTCCTTTAATACCTGATATATGGCAGTCCTAAAATTAGAGATTAGTTTATAGGCGGGGTCAATTGCTTTCCGATTTCTTTCATAATCACGTTTAACTTTACGAATTTTATCAATATTTTTTTCTCGGTATTCTTTAAGATATTCTTTACGATGTTCTTTATTTTGTTCATACCAAGTTTTGGATTTATTTGACATATACTCTTTATTAGAATCTCTCCATTTTTTATCCGCAACTTTTTTACCACCAATATTTCTTCTACCTGATGGTCCAAAAATAATACCATTTTCTTTAAGAATTCTATTAATCGTTGGTTTACTAATTCCTGTTTTTATGGATATCGTATGGGTACCAAATAATTCTTCATTATACATTTTTAGAATATTATTTAATTCTTCTTTATTTAATTCTATCTTCTTCATAATTATAAATATAATACATTTTACCAAAAAACATATTGTTAACATAAAAACATAAAAAAAGGGACAATTTCTTGTCCCTTTTATATTATTCTTTAAGATTTTGATTATCTCAATTCTCTTAAATCGAATGTACGAACACCATCAACAGTAATTCGCCCGTAAAAGCGATTATTTACCATTTTTTTAGCGTATCTCGTCATGATACCCTTGATTGGAGTAAAGTTGAACGGATTGTACATTGTAGGTGTTAATTGTAGAGGTACATACGGTGCGTAGATGTAACCTGTGTCAAGTAAAGATGTACCTTTGTGACCCATTAACACTTGGTTAGGTGGGAAATAAGGGTCTCTGAACACTTGGTAACGACCAGCTAATGTACCAACTCTTTCAATACCCATGTTGTATTGGTCTTGCTCAGGAGCTGCATTTGATACGTGGAAATATTCCAAGTCATCAAAGATAGCACTGATTTCAGAAGAAACAACAATCCAGTTAGCACCACCTCTTAAGGTAGATTTGTGGATTTGAGCTGAAATTTGATTAATTGCTGTAATCAAAGTTTGATTCCAGTCTTTTTGAGTGTAAGGAACTGCACTTGAACCCAGACGTTTCCATCCGTTGTAATCCCATCTCAAGTTCCAAGCTGCACCTTTACGTAAATCTCTTAAGATTTCACGGTCAATTTCAGCCGCAACTTGCTCAGATAATAAAGCTGTTAATTCAGCTTCAGCATCGATGTTATGGAATGCCGCAACGTCTTGTGCCATTTCTGGAGACCATTGTGCTCTTAATTTTCTTTCAGTTACTGAAACAGTTACTGACATCAAATCAAATGAAACCTCACCAATTCTATCTTCAAATTCTAAGTTTTTGTAGATTCTGTAAGTAGCAGTGAATGCGTTATTTGGTCCTTCTGTTGATTGAAAAGTTGAACCTGTATAACCATCCATTGAACCACCACAAGTGATACAAACTGGTACTTGTAAATCAACCTCTAAGTAGATTTTACCTGAAGCATCACATAAGTTGTCATATTGACCACCATCTGTTCTGTCGTTAGGGAAAACTGAAGTTGCATTGTTGTTACCGTATTGTACTATACCTTTACCGTATCTTTGAGTTACTACTCTAAATAAGTAAGGGTTCTGTGTATTTGCAGATGTGAAAGGGTTACCACTAACACCATAAATTGTTAAATCAGATAAGAAAGCCTCGTTATCCATTGGTTGACCATCAGGACCGATTAATTTACCTGCTCCATCAGATGCGAAACCTGACATAACAACTAATACTTTTCTATAGTTATCATTTGTGTAAGCTGAAGGTACTAATTGGTCTGCTAACCAAGCCACAGTACCAACTGTTGCAGTAATAGCAGAATATTGTCCTTTAGAATAGTCAAATAAACCTGGTGGGTCTAATGCCGGTTCGTTACCTTCGTAGAATCTATCGTAAAGGTCTTTAGTGTTGTTGTAATCGTAACCACTGTTTGGAGTTTGAGTGTCCGCAGCATTTGGTGAACCATAAGGAGGGTAGTGAATACCTGTTGTTGCCAAGTTTGCAGGGTCAGTGTACGCCTGAATGTTAGGTACAAAGTAGAATAATTTACCAATAGGTAAGTTCATTGCTTGTACTGAAACGATATCGTTTGCTAATAATTTAGAGAATACACGTCTAACAATTGGGAAAACCACTGTTTCAAATGCACCTGTATCAGATGTAGATGATGCTTCATTAATTAAAAATGATGCTTGGTTTTCGTATAATTGTGCTACGTTTTCTCTCATGTGACCTTTAAGACCCTCTAAGAATCCTAATTTGTCCCATTTGTTGATTGTATCTTCTTTGATAACTTTTAAGTGTTTTAAACCAATGTTACCAACAAGACCTGATTCTAATAATGCTCCCATTTTAGTTTGTTTTGTTTTTTAAGTTTTATTTTATTTTTTTAATTACCCTAATTTACCCATTAAATCTTTCATTCTTAAGAATTGTGGATTCTCATAAGTTTTTGATTCAATTAGTGTAGTTGATGAACCTGTTGTTACTGTTTTATTTATTTTGTTTCCAACAGATTCGTTAATTGATTTTGTATCAGTTGTTCCTAATTCGTCTTTGATTGACCTATAAAGAGATTTTGACTCTTTTAATGTCTCAACATCGTCGAATCTTCTAAGAATATTAATTTTTTCTTTCTTAGTAGTTGAATGTTCTGTGAATAATCTTGTTGCGTAAGCCAAGTTAGAATTAAAGATAGCAACTTCGTTCAATTTTTCTCTGAACACATTAAGTGCTTTTCTATATTCTTCATTTTTCTCTCTTAACATATTCACTTCAGCATCTAAACTCTCAACTGTTACTCCGTTTTTATAAACGTAATTTCTATTGTTAGTAATACCTTTTCTTAAACCTCTACCTTCTTTAGAACCCATACCGTATGTTCTAGCAGCTTCTTTGGTTTCTTCTTTTTCAAAAGCTTTTTCCCCTTTAGAATTTGTCATACCTTTTTTAGTGGTGTAATCTTCTTTACCTTTCATGGTCTTAGATTTATCACCTCTATTCATTCCGTAATCACCTTCTTTAGTTTCAGTTTTAACAACTTTAGATTTACCTTCCATGTTAGCACCTTTTTTGTAGTCAAATTTTGCTTTTCCTGTTCCCATTTCTTTTGGACCTTCTTTTTTGTCTTCTTTGAATCCACCAGAGGTCTTATTGTATGCGAACTTAGGACCTGAGCCTAATCCAACACCTTTAGGTTTTACTTTTTTCATTCCTTTTTTTGGACTGTAAGATTCGTTAGCGTATTCTTCTTCATCAGATTCTTCGTCTTCTTCCATCATTTCAGAATCATCTTCCATCATTTCAGAATCATCTTCTAATGAAATTTCATACATAACTTCCTCTTCTTGTTCCTCTTCTTCAGTATCAAACTCATCTTCTTCATCCATGTTTTCCATTTCAGCAAAAATTGCGTCGATTACTGCGTCAGTATCTTCGTCATCATCCATCTTCATCATGTCATCTTCCATCATGTCATCAGACATCATATCATCTTCTGATTCTCCAAGTTTAACAAGGTATTCAACGTCAGCATCATTATCAGTCAAGTGAACATCGTCACCATCTTTTTTAATGATAATTCCGTCTTCTTCACCCATTGCTTTAAATACTTTTAGAATTTCTTCGTCAGAAGCGTCGGTCAAGTCAATTGGACTTTCCATTGAATCCATATCGATGTCCATTTCCATTTCGTCTTCGTCTCCGTCAACATCCATGTCTAAGTCCATTTCCATTTCATCTTCATTATCAGTTTCAGCATCTACATCAGTATCTGCGTCAACATCTAATTCAATCTCATCTTCATCTTGTTCCGATAGAGATTCTTTTACTAGTTGGTTGATTTCTTCCTTCATAGTAGAAGCAAGTATTCCTTTTGCATTTTCGGCTATAGCTTCTTCAACATTTTTCATTTGAATTAGAGCCTCTTGTACTAATTTATTTTCTCGCATAAAAAAATCGGTTTTTTTCATTATAAATAGTTCCCTATTAAGAAAAAATCCGACTTAAACAAAAAAAGTGGTCTAATGACCACTTTTTATTTTTCGATTACTTCATCGATTTTGCTTTCTGATACTGAAGTTATTCTCCAATCATGAGTGAATCCCTCATATTTTTTTGTAACCTTTGCTTCCACATCCGTTACAGAATAACCTTTAACCAATTTTTCTTCTCTAATTTTTTTAATCTTACCTGAATCCTGGTCAGGTAAATCATACTGAATTTTTGCTACAAAATATTTTTCGTCCATAATTTTTATTTTCCCAAATAATCGTTTAATTTTTTCATTAAGTCAACTGACTTGTCAACATAATCTGAATTAACCGTTGGTTTTCCTCTTTTTTCTTCTTCTAAATTTTCCTCATACATATCTCT